TGAAGGTGCAGGTGTTGCGCGCGGGCCACTGGAACCACGAGGACGCACCGGGCGGAACGCTGGTGATTGACGATACGACGCTGGAGGCCATCGAGAAGGCGTTCCGCGATGGTATTCGCGGGCAGGAGTTGCCCGTGAATCTCAATCACCGGCAATCGGATTTCGTGGTTGGATGGGTGCGCGATTTGGAGCGCACTGACGGCGCGCTGTACGCCGTGGTGGACGTAGTGGACAGAGATGCAGCAGAAGCCGTGAAGCAGCAGAAGCTTCGCTATTCCAGTGCGGAGCTGCTGTTCAACTACACCGACCCCGAAACGCAGCAGGTGTATCCTGCGGTGCTGAAGGGGCTTGCACTCACAAACTATCCGTTTCTGAAGAGGCTAGAACCCGTTCAGGTGCTGAACTTGAGCGAGATTGAGGAGGTGCAGCTCATGGATGAGCGATTGCGGGAGATGGAGCAGCAGCTGGTGCAATTGCACGAGAAGTGGCAGGGTGCGACCCAGCAGCTGCTGAGCTTGCAAGAAGAAAATGCGAAACTGAAGCAGGCAAACGAGTTGCTGCTCGCGGAGATGCGTAAGCAGCAGGACGAGATGCTGCTGAAGCAGTACGAGCACGCGCTTCCGCCGGCTGTGCGCAAGGTGGCTTCCGCGATGTTGGCGATGGGGCGTGGCTCGGAGGTGCATCTGAGCGAGCTGCGTGAGGGCGCGGAACAGCGACCGGCGGAGCTCCATGAGATGGTGGAGCTATTACTGGCGGAGCTGGCAACCGTGCTCAAACCGAAAGCGGAGCCGCTGGAGCGAGCGCAGCCGCGCACTGTCGGCGACGATGCCGAGCGGTTGCTGCAGATGGCGCAGCAAATCGCGAAGGAGAACGGGCTTGCCAGCTTTGGGCAGGCGGTCAAAGTCGCAGCTCGCCGGCGTGAGTAAATGCTAAGGAAGGCAAGGAGGTGCCAGGATGGCTTTTGAGAAGACCACAGGGTTAGTCCGCAGCTTCGTGTACTACGACCCGAACGGTAACCCAATCGCGCCGTACACGCCCGTTTCGTTGCGCACGACTGGGTTGCCCGCCGGTTATTCGCCGGGCGAAGTGGTGAGCTTGCCGACCATTTCGTCGGGCCGCAACAACACTCAGCTCATCGGCGTGACTTTGGAGTGGGCATACAACGGCAAGCAGGTTCCCGTGCAACTTAACGGCGTGGCATATGCGATTGCCAATGCTGAGATTGTGGTGAACGGCATCGTGTTTGCGGCCGCAAACGCACAGCGCACGGCAGACCAGGCTCCGTTTGTGAATCTGCCGATGATTCGCCCTCTGGTGCGACCGGGCCAGAGCGTCACCTTGAACGTGTCTCTCGTGGATGATGTGACGATTACACCGCAATCCAGCAATGCCAACGTGATTTATTACCCGCTGGGCATAGCCTTATCGGCAGCGTCTGCACAATACAACCTCATTCAGATTCTGCTGATGACCGAACCGTTCTATGCGTAGCGGGTAACAGAATGCTAAGGAAGGCAAGGAGGTGCCAGGGATGGCTTTCTCGCCAGGTGTGCATTACGACAAAGTATTGACCGAAGTCTCCATTCGGTACTCGCAAGACGGGTTTATCGCGACGCGGGTGTTCCCCCAGAGGCCGGTCGTCAAAGAAAGCGACCTCATCCCGGTGTACGACCGGGAAAATCAGCGCAAGTTCAACGCCTTGCGTGCGGACGGCTCGTTGGCTCCAGAAGTGGAGTGGGGCTGGACGCTCAGTCCGTACCTCGCGCAGGAACATGCGTTGCGCAGCATCGTCACCGACCGCGCACTGCAAAATGTAGACGACCCGATTGACCTCTTCGTGGACACGGTGAACCACCTCACGGACATGCTGTTGTTGGAAGCAGACGCAGTCGCGTCGGCGGTGCTTTTGGACACCACCAACAACATCGGTGCCACTAACTGCAACTGGACGAACTACGCAACGGCGTCGCCCAAGACCGACATCATTACCGCGAAAAACGCGATTTTCACCGCGAGCGGTCGACAGCCGAACGTGATGGTGGTGCCCAGCACCGTTGCCAATCGGATGACACTGATTCAGGAAATCAAGGAAGAGCGCAAGTACGTGAATGACCTCACTCAGTCGGGGTTGCCCCGCAACCTGTGGGGGCTTGAGGTCATCGAGGTCGCCGTCATTTACAACACGGCGAACCCCGGCGCGGCGCCCACTTTCGCCGAGTTGTGGAGCGATAACATCTGGATTGGGTTCGTCGACCCGAATCCCGGCTTGCGCACGCTGACATACGGCATCTCTCCCACTCCGCGTCCGCGCACCGTGCGCACCTACCGCGACGAGGCGCGTGCAGGCACGTGGGTCGAGGTCAGCTGGATTTACGACTTCACTGTCGTCGCGCGGGAGTGCGGCTATATCCTGCAGACCGTGTTCACCGCCTAATGAGAGGTGAGCGATGTACGCTGACCTGCAGCTGATGCGCAGGCTCGTGCGCAACGTGCAGAATGTGCGCGACGAGGATTTGCAGGCGTTCGCTCAAGTAGCCGAAGCGGAGATCGACTCGGTGCTGAGCACGATGTTCGAGCTGCCGTTGCGCCCGGTAGGGGATGGCTACCCGCCTCCCCTACCGACGGTTGCGGCGATGCTCGGTGCGGCGTTGCTGGAGGCAAACGCATTCAGCTTGAGCAACCTCGGCGCGACGGAGAATCCGTATGCACGTCAGCTGGCAGAGCGTGCAAACGGCTTACTGCAGGCGATAGTGTCGGGAAGCGTGGTGTTGCCCGGGCAGAAGCGCGTCGGCGGTCGCCCGTCGGCGTCGGCGGCCGACCGGTCGCAACGGTTAGTGAGGCAACTGCGCCAGTTCCGCAAGACGGGTAGCGTATAACGGGAGGTAAGCCATGCCTGCCATATCGGTAACCAACGTTACGGGGTACACAGACAAACTCTGTGCATGGTACTTGCTGGTGCAGAGCGGCTTGGGCAACGGCTCTTCGGGCGCAAGTGGTAAAGTCAACGACATGATGGACATATTGCTAAACTGTGTCAATTACGACGAGCTCGACGCACTTCTGCGCCCCACGAAGTCATTGCTTGACGCCAGCATCTTCACGAACTTCGTGTCTGGCACGGTTCCCGTGTTTCTGTCTGCGCTAAGCAATCTATGCGGGCGGAGCGGGCTATCAGGCGTAAGCGACCTGAACACGTATGCGACCTATTACAATCTGCAGTATTCCACAAAGTGGCAATGTCTATTTAATCCCGTGTTTCGCAGCGTGTACGCGCTGTGGCGTGGCGGTACGTACCCGTCGCCGCACAATGTGTATTTCGAGGTGCTTCAGGGTAGCCAGTACCCGAATGCCCTGCGCAAGCTGGTGGTGGGAACCGGGCAGACGGCGGGCTATACGATCGACGAAACGATGTACGCAGGAGGGTTCCCTTACCTCAAATGGAGCGGCGTGAGCGGTTCGGGCACAGCTACGGTATCGGGCACGTGGCGCAAGACCGACGGCACAACGGCGACCGGTAACGGCACCGCTAATGTATCCGGTGCTTCGGGTTCTGCCAGTATCACACCGCCGTTTAGTGATGCATTGATTTTGTCGTGCAGCAACATCTCGGTCAGTGGAATCACCGCCGGCACGCTGTATGTCGAGGCACGCGTACCGTCTGGGCGCACGAATCCGCCGAGCTAGGAGTGCATGATGATAGACCTGACGCCGTTGCTACAATTGAGGCAAGAGCTGGAACGGAAGGCACGCGACCCAAAACCATTGCTGCGTGCGGTCGCCAACCGCTTGCGTGCGGCGTTCCGGGCGAACTTTCGCGAGGGCGGGCGTCCGCCGTGGAAGCCATTGGCACCAAGTACCATTCGCGCCAAGACTTTCATGGGGTTACCGTCCCAGATACGGACGCCGACGGGACGGAAGCCTCGCCGTCTGATGCAACGAAGCCCGCTGACCGGGCAGATGATGTTGGAGGCGACCAACATTTTGATTCGCACCGGCAGATTACGGGATAGCGTGTCGCAATCGTACCACCCAGACCATATCACGCGCATGGACGGTTGGAATCTGGAGGTGGGAACTAAGGTGGAGTACGCCATGTACCACCAACACGGCACTTCGCCGACGGTGATTCGCCCGAAACAAGCCAAAGTGCTGGCGTTTATCGGCAACAACGGACAAATGGTATTTCGGCGTGAGGTGCACCATCCAGGGCTACCGGCGCGACCGTTTTTGACTGTGACAGCAGACGATGAAGCGGACATTGCCGACATCATCTGGAGCTGGTTGTTAAAAGACGAGGAGGTGGCATAAATGCCTCTGGTATTCGGACGACGCGGTTACCTGAAAATCGGCACGGCTGTTTACCCAACGTTGAACGTGGAGGTAGCAAACCCGCGTACGCTGATGGTTCCGCCGATGGTGGGACGCGATTGGCAGTGGAATTACGCCGACGGCGTGCGCGTCACCAGGCTCAGCGCACAGATACCGATACGCGACGTGGCTAACGAGGCTTTGTCTTCGACGTTCCTCAATCTGTTTTTGTCGCGCACGAACGGGGATACCAATACCGTGACATTGGAAGCGGACGACGGAGCGCGGAAAATTACCGTATCCAACGCCAAGGGCGAGTTTCTGGGATTGTCGGTAGGCAAAGGTGATATGCTCATCTGGAATGCGACTTTTGTCTCCCCGACAGCGCCCACGTTCGCGGCGCGTTCGGCATTTACCGCGCCAGACGCTTCGGCCCCGCTCACCTTCCAGAACGTGTCATTTACAGGGGCGGGTGCCGAGGTGTACAGCTTCGAATTCGGCGTGACCAACAACCACGTGGCAAACGCACCGATTACCGATAACACCGGCGCCAACGTTGGGCTTGGGGCACTGTCCTACGATGCTGGCCTGATGCAGGTCGGCGCCACGTTCACGTTCAAGACGCAGACGGGCTCACCGATTGCCGATGGTTCGTCAGTGACGCTGACCATTAGCGGTAGCGGCAACAAGACGCGCACGTTTACGTTCCAGTATCTGGTATCGCAGAACCCGGAAGATCAGGCTTTCGCTGTCGGGCCGGTGTTTAAGACCATTCGCTTCACCGTACTGGGCACTGCCACCAATCCGCCAATCGTGATAGGCGGGACGGGCTTCTAATGGGAGGTGCGAGATGGCACACCGCAAAGACGCTAGTAACGACCGATGGATTCAGCGAGCCATCCGAAACCCCGGTGCACTTCGCCGCACCGCGAAGCGGATGGGCTTAATCAAGGGCGATGAGAAGCTATCGGAGACGGATTTAAACAAGCTGGCTTCACGCGCCCGAAAAACCGGCGACACCACGCTGATGCGCAGGGTGAATCTGGCGCGTACCCTGCGCAAATTGAAGGGGTAATCGAGGTGCATGGCAGACCGCGAGCTGAAGTTCAAGTTTACGGCAGAAGGACTTGACCAGGTTCTGCAACGAGTGCAGGAGCTGGAACGGCAGCTCGCGCAAGTTAATCAACAGACTTCGTCGCCCACCGGTGGTATGCCCTCCGCCACCGTTCCTCCTCCTCCCACATCGACCGGTGCCCCTCCCGTCCCTGTGGCGGGAGGGGCGCTGGCCGGAACCCGTCAGGCAACGCAACAGGGCACGCCTGCACCGTTTCAAATCGGGCCCGGCATGATAGCACAACCAGGTGGTGGTGGATGGGAAGTGCAGATGCCGACCGGTCAACGAGTAC